CGGTGTTCAGCACGGGATCTGCGTACACCTCGAAGTTGATGATCGCGCCCTGATTCTTGAGGTCGCGCATGAACGCCTGCAGGCCCTCGGTCACGTCCTTGACGTAGGTCGCGGTAATGCCTCGGTCGACCGCCCAGCGGTGGCCGTACAGGATCGCGTCCATGACCATGTCCATGGTCCGCACGCGAGTGACGAAGGCCCACTTGGGATCGCTCGACAGCGTGCGGTTGCCCCACAGGCGGTAGCCGTCCTCGCGGATGATGGTCGTGATATTGGCGTTGTTCAGCAGGTTGGCCCGGCAGGTCTCGTCGCCGTCCAGGAACTCGACCGAACGGGTGGTACCGGTGATGCCAACGAACTCCTTGTTGGACGGCGAGGCCCAGAAGCCGTATTCAGCATCGGTCCAGGCGAACAGGCCAGCGGCATAGGCAGAACCCGGCGCGTCGACGGTGGCGTTCTTGGTGGTGTCCCAGTACTGCACGCCAGGGTCGACCATGAAGACGCGCTTGGAACCGAAGTTCTTGGCGTAGGCCATGGCCGCCTCATCCGTGGTGCCCGGCCCGTCGATGATGGCGACCGCGCGCAGCTTGCCGGCCAGTGCATCCATGGCCGTGGCCACCGCCAGGGTCGCGCTGTGCTTGGGCGCGATCAGCAGACGCGGCTGGGCGTTGAAGCGGCTCTTGCCGTCCAGCAGCGCCTGCAGGCCGCTACGCTTGCCGCTGGCCAGCACACCGCCAATGATGGCCGAGGTCTGCGCGGCCGCATCGGCGCCCTTGGCCACGCCACAGGCGACGATCACCGCCTTGGCCCGGACGAAGATCGCCTGACAGGCCTTGGTGATGGCCGCATCAGCGCCCCAGGCGGCGATCGCCTCGCGCTCATTGGTGATCAGCAGCAGATCGCCGGCGGCCGCAGTCGGTGTGCTCAAGGCGCCGGGGCCTGGGGTGAAGGTGTCGACCAGGCCGATGATCGAGGAAGACGGCAGCGCAATGCTGCGCGCCCCGGTGTCGACGTTCGAGACCGTGACGCCGTGAAAGAATCGAGCCATGTGTGCTCCAGGCAAGACAAGGGCCGCGCATGGCGGCCCTGCAGAAACGAAAACGCCCCAACAAGTGGGGCGCTCAAGGGATAACGCGGATCAACGTCAGGCGTTGCCGAGGCCGACCACGCTGGCATTGATCTTGGCGATAGCTGTATCAGCGACCGCCTCGGCTTCGTCATGACTGGCCGCCTTGAGCGCTGCTTGCTTGCCCACCAGGCGCGCGGCCCGAATGGCATACAGCGCGGTTTTCCAGGCGGCGGCCTCAGCCAGAATGTCCTCGGCTGCCTTCTGCGGCGACAAGCCGGCCGCATCGACCCAGGCCTGCACCGATGCAGGGACTTCGCCGGCGAACTTTTCCGCCTGGAAGGCTTCGGCCTCCTGCTCGGCCAGCTGGTACTCGAGCACGCGCTGCGAGTTACCCACTGCAGCGACACGGGCGTTATCGGCTGCCTCGTCGATCTGCTGGGCTGCGATCAACCGTGCCGCGCCGATGGGCAGGCTCTTGAAGTCAAAGCCGTTGTAGTTGTTACCGTCGAAAGTGATGTTCAGGGATTCTTTACGCATGGTGGCCTCAGAGTTTGGCGATGTTGGTGAGCAGGTAAGGGATGGTGTTCGGATCCTTCCCGGCCGAAACCCCGGAGATCAGAGACCCTTCCAGAGCTGAAGGAATGGTGGTGTTAACTGCCGTCAGGGACAGCACCGGCAGGCCTACCCCCACGATCTTGGCGGAGAAGGTGCCGCGCAAGTCGAAGCCGACCTTGTACAGCTTTACAGGGAAGAAGCCGGGGATGGTCTGGCCTCCGGCGTAGATCAGAGCGCAGTAGGTATCCAGGGCGCCGTTCGACAACGCCATGTTGGGCAGCGAGAGGGTCAAATCGGCAAAGCCCAGCGAGACACTGCTGCCCACCTGGAACGAGCCGATCATGCGCGTACCAGTGCTGGACAAGAACTCATTGATGATGAGCTTTCGGGTGTTGGTGTCGCTGCTGTCGCCTCGGATCATCAAGTGGCGGTTGCGCACGTTCAGCGTGACATCAAGGGTGTAGTCCTTGAGCAGGATTACATCGCATACACCGCCACTGGGGGTCGAAGCGACCGCCCGGTTGATGGTCTTCATAGGCGCTGCGAGCGTACCGGCGGCCAGGTCATCGCCGGCAGCTTGATCGACGTAAAAGGTGCGGGAGATCTCCGGGGCAGCAGCCACAGCGGCAGCGAGCGCATTGGCGATCGAGGCTTTGGCATTGCCGAAGTAATCGAGCAGCGAAGTAGCCTTGCTGGTCAGTGCTGCAATTTCGGTTTCGAGGCTCATGGAAGTCTTAGGCTCCGTTGGTGTGTTTGGTCAGTTGTGTTTGGGTGAAAAGGATCGCTTCAGCTGCGCTGATCCCCATGCTGCGCACGCCTTCGTGGTCCAACGCGTGTTGCTGTTCAGCAGCGGTCAGGCGCTCGCCCTGGCGGGCCAGTTGCTCGCTGTTGTTCGCCTGCCGGCGGGCCAGGTCAGCGAGTTGGTCTTGCTGTTCAAGGCTGCGTTTCTGTTCCCCAGCCAGGCCCTCGGCAGCGCTAATACCCATACTCAACAAGCCGTCATGGTCTTGAGTCTGGCGTTGCTCGACCGTCATAACGCGTTCGGTCAGTTGCTCGAGCAGCCGCGAGCTTTGTGCGCTCGCCGCTTGCTGCTGCCTGGCCAAGCTGGTGATTTCGTCCTGCTGCTGCAGGTTGCGCAATTGCTCGCTCAGCAGCGCGCTGGCCATGGCTGCCAGGGGGGCCGCGAGCGTCAGGTTGAGGCCGGCCGCGCTGCTGACGATGGTCACGCTGTCCGCCGGTAATGCCGACAGCGACAAGTCGTAGGCCAGCAGCAGGTCGGTACCAGCAGCCTTGTAGGTCAGGATCTCGGTCGCATGCGACCACACCGCCAACAGCGTGCCGTCTGCCAGCAGGAAGCCGATTTCACGCACCCAAAATTCTGCGGCACCGTCCGCCAGGGCCGTCAGGTGGATCAGGGTGTTGCTCAAGCGCTCGCCCCCTGAAATAGGGTATTTGGCCGCCTGGGCACGCAGACTCTTTTGCTCGTTGTTGGGGGTATAACCGGCGGTGCCGAGCACAACGTGGGTGATCTGTGCGGAAAGCCCGGTGTTGGTTGCGTTCCAGACCGCCGCCAAGCCGGCTTTGGTGATCACAGGTTGCAACGGGGTACTCATAAAACAGCCTCCATCGTGCCGCGCACGACGATACGGGCGCGGGCCGCATTGGCGACCTGCACACTTGCCTGAACATGGATCGGTACGCCCAGCGCCTCGGCAAAGCCGCGTGACACCGCGCGCGCTTGGGTTGCGTTTGCCCATTGCAGGGTCTGGGTCCACAGCGGCAGCGGTACGACCATGGCATCCAGGGTCGTGCGATGCAGCGACCGTCCCTGCGTGACGCTGGCCAGCTGCAGGGTTTGGGCTGAGGGGGCCAGCGGTACCGGCTGCGCCTCAGCGGTGCGCCGGCATACACTCCAGGCCTGGCTCGCGTTGGCAGCCACCAGGCCTCCGTCAAAGCGCGCTCCAAGCCGGAAGGTGTAGTGACTGCGCTCGTTCTTCGCCGCGTCGACCAAGGCGCGTAGCCGCTGCTCGAGCTGCGGCGAAATGATCGTGCCTTCACCGCTTCGGTTCTCGTTGGCCCAGGCCGTGACCTGGAAGGTATACGGCACCCCGTTGGGGATCTCCCGCCAGTCCTTGAGGTCGGCGTTGACGTTCACCGCTCGCAGCACCCGGCGGATGGCACCGACCGTGCCCTTGGTCTTGTGGATCGGTATCGCCTGGCGGATCAGGGCGCGCTGCTGGTCCTCGGTGTTGGCCGCCTCCCAGCCTTCTACCTTCATCGCCCAGCCAAGCCAGGGCAGGAAGTTCGGTGGACAGCGCGCCGAGTCCGCCACCCCACGAATGATGTCGGGGTCGACGTTCTGGTCGCAGGCCACTTCCAGCGCGCGCTCGAGCTGGGTCGCATTGGGCGGTAGCAGGCTCACGTCACCACCTTCGTATCCAGCGCGATGCCGGTGCAGTTGGGGTAGTGACGCTTATCGCTCAGCACGTCGCCCTTGGGCTGGACCAGGTCGACGCGCTGCACCCCGCTGACGTGCAGCGCGGCGTAGATGGCCGACAACGACAGTTCGCCTTCCAGATCCCGCGCCTTGGCAATGGCCGCGTCCAGGCTGGCTTGTGCAGCCTTCTTGACCACGGCAGGCTCCGGGCCGCTGTCCAGCTCGAGCGTGGCCACCACCTTGAAGTCCACCGGCTGGCCCAGCTGGGCGCGCGGTCGATCGGTGAGCGGTCGCACCGTCTCGGCAGACAGCGCAGCCTGCACCAGGTCCACCAGCGCTTGCGGCTTCTCCTGGCTGTCCAGTCGTGGCAGCACGGCCAGGGACACGTCGCCGGGCAGCGGGTTGGCCAAGCCTGCGTCGTAGTCGCAGACCAGGACGATGGCCCCGGCCGGCAACTGCGCGCGCACAGCCTCCGGTACCGCGACTCCGACAAAGGTCGGCGAGTCCACCGACACGCTGCCCACGCTCGCCGAGGCACTGAGGCCGTGGTACTCGTAGGCACCGCGACTGCCGGCAACGGACAGGGCCTCAAGCGACAGCCGCGTGCGGTAGCGCAGTGGCTCGTCCTTTTCCATGACGGCCTCGACCGGCGGTACCGCGTCAGGATCGGCCGGGATGAAGGTCAGCCGCGTTACCTCGTAGTCGGCCGCGCGGTTGTCCAGGTCGGCGCCCTTGGCATAGGCCAGCAAGCTCGACTTGGCCGCGTCGTTGGTGCGCGCCCGGCCGAGCATCTTCTGGTAGGCCGCGACCTCGAGCAGCTTCACGACCGGATCGGACTCGAGCAGCGCCGTCCATTGATCGCCCATCTGCGCGCGAAAGTTGTCGAGCACTTCCTGATACAGCGCTTCGTACTCAAGCGTTTCCACCACGTCCGGTGGTGGCAGTAAAGAAAGATCGATCATGCACTGACCTCCACGACCAGGGCGTTGCCCAGGTATTCACCGCTCAGGCGCAGGCCGATCTGTCCGTCGATCACCGAGACCACCTGAACCCGCTCGAGCTTAATGCGCGGCTCCCAGCGGCCCAGTGAGCGGGCAACCTCGGCCTGCACGGCACTTTTCCAACCGTCGTTGACTGGCATGTCGACGTAGCGGCGCAAGGTGCTGCCGTAAGCCGGACGCATGCGCCGACTCCCCACGGGGGTCGTCAGGATGTCGCCGATGGACTGCTTGAGGTGGTCAACTCCGGACAGCGACAGCCCCGTGTTGCGGTCGACGCCGATCATGGGGTCAGCCCTCGCGCACCAGGTCCGAATGCGCCTGCAGGAAGGCCATGGCCTCGGAGTCGTCCTCGGCAACGCTCACCAGGTGCGCACGCACGGGCAGTTCGCGCATGCTGTCCGGCAGGATCAGCACGCGGGAGGTGAATACGGTATCGCGGAACGCCACCTGCGCCGGCGCCGGTGCGGCCTCGGTGGTGGTGTCTGGATCTGCTGCAGTGGTCTTTTTCGTGGCCATGTGTAGCTCCAATGAAAAGACCCGCACGCGGCGGGTCTTGGAAGGGGTTGATGTGGGGTGATCGTGTTACGCGAGCGCCTGCCGGACCTCAGCCGCCAAGGCCTCGGCGTCAACGCTGCCCTGGACTGCCAGATTCACCGTCACATGGCGTGCCGGGGCCTGGATGTAAT